TGTGCCCATTCTGCGTCCTTGTCCAGGAGCACCCATGGTAATTGTTTCGCGTTCTTCTGAATCCATCTGTACTAGCACAGCAGGAAATTCTGTGATAGCAATGCGATCAGGTTCAAATGGCTCTCTAGTGGCAAGAGAAATGCGAGGGTAAGTGACTTGCTTTAGAGTAGCAACAATAGCTTCTGCTATTTGTTCTCTAAGACTGATGTTTTGTTGGTTCATCTGCGGATTCTCAAGTAAGTATCAGGAAGTTTTTCAAAGGGTGCTATGACGCCATCTAGGTTAATGTCGTACTGCACACCTTCGCGAATCGCTAGATCCATCTCATGATCAAAGCGTTGGCGATAGTATTCCATCATTACTTGAAACTTATCCGCATCAGGAGTAAATTTTGTTAGTTTAGGGCAAATGTGATAGGCCAGTGCGTGATAGACTGTGGCCTGTGTCCATTGATCTCCATTTAGACGATTAGGATCCATTATTGCCATTTGACCTACGATGGTAATATTAACTTTGAACTGCTTTGAATATTGAGGCCACCAGCGGACGGATAAGATGCGATTGACTTCAGTCTGGCTTCTAGCCAATTCAAAGTCCCAATCTAGGTTTCCGTAATCTTGTATTGTAGGTTCAACTTGGAGTAAGTCATCCAGAGTTGCATAGGTATGGTTTAATGACATCGTCTGTCCTTCAGAGATTTGCTGGCAAGTCCTTCTTGCTCATGTATTTAGTTGAATTCGGATTTTAGCCGTGGAAAACCCCGAATATTTCTACCCGGGGTTTCTTTTTTTAGCAATTTGGAGAATTGTTAATGCCATCTTTTACAATGACATAACTATTTACCTATTACAGAATTGTATCAGCAAGAATCTTCACGCCGAATGTTGGTTGTAGAACAGATGCACCAGCAACTGCTTTCAATACAACATCAGTTGCACGGTTAGCAGGTAGATACAATGTGTTCATTTCAACTGAACCACGCATTGCATGACCAATAGCACCTGGAACGAACACGCCTGCGTTGGCATCATCATTACCATCAACTGGGATCAATGCAGATTCGAAGATTTGAATACCAGCTAATGAGCCGATATAGAAACCACTTAGAACGCCTTCGCCAACATTGCTTAATGCTGGGTAAGAAGCAGCAGCACCACTGTAAGTGATAACTTTGCTTAGAGCATCTTTAACTGCATAGGCCTGTCCTGGATGAACAACAGCATAGAAAGGACCAGTTAACTTACGGCTGCGTAGAGTAGCTGCTGCTTTCAATAGTAAAGAAACAGTTAGTTCGTTACCAGCTGTGCCTAGGTCTGTAGTGAAGTCACTGAAAGTTGTGAACACTTGTGTGTCCATTGATTCAGCGATAGCACGACCTGATTGGTCACCAATTTGTGCGAATACATTGCTGTAAGCACTGTCGCGTAATTGGTCAGTTACTTGATGGTAAACAACATGTTCTTTCAAAGTGATTGTGGCACTTGTGGTGTTAGTTGTTTTTGCAGTTGCGGCTGCTTCATCAGCAATCAACTGAGCACTGATGCTTGACCAGATTGGAACTTGTAGGTTCAAACCAGTGTTCATTGGTGCGTCAAAGACTGTTACTAGTTGACGAGCGATTGACTGCTCGTAGGCTGCGAACTGAGCTGCTGTAACAAGGTTTGCATACAGTTCGTTGTTGATATTGGTATTGTTATTTGATGGATATGACATCTCTATTTTCCTTTAAAATTATCTACCTTGTTGTGCCTTCCAATCCGCGTAGATCCTGCGATCGCCTGGCTTGGACATGTCTAACTTGGTAATATCTATTTTAGAGCTTGCTGAACTAGATCCCATTCCATTTTTTGTTTGAGTAGTACTTGGACCAGCGGCAACAAAGTGCGGGTTTGCATCTAGGAATGATTTCACTAGATCTTCTACACCCATTGGTTCTCCGTTATCTTTATATCGGGTTGTTCCATTGGTATCGACTACTTCTACCTCACCATCGCTGGTTAGTTTAATGCTGTTTCTCAACAAGGATTTAACTTGTTCAGGTGCAACGGCACGGTATTTGGCCGCTGTCTCTAGCAAAGGACTATCTACACGATATTGAGCAATGATTTGATCTCGTCTTGCAATCTCTGCGTCTTTTTTAGAAGCTAACTCTTTAAGAATATTTTCAAATTCGCCTTTGCCTGTTTGCTCTTCAAATCTTTTGGATTCGAACTGTTCCTTTAGTGCTCTAAGTTCTTCAGGGCTACCAAGTTCTGCATAGGCTTTGACTGCTTTGCGTTCAACGGCTGCACGGGTTTTAGCCATTGCATCGTCAAATTCTTTTTGTGAGTAAAACTTCTCTTGTGCCTGTCCTTCGCCATCTTGTGATGTGCCAGCGTCAGTTGCTGGTTGTTTGCTTGCCAATGTGTTTAAGTCCATTGTTGACTCTGCCTCCTAATGAGTTGTGTGCTGTATTTATATGGTTAATACTTTTTTGGTGGTTTTACTGGTTTTTTCTTTTTCATTTTATTTGTGTCCATGTTTAGATCCGGTGTGAGTCTTTGACCCCGTATAGCCATTAGCGTACATAGCCTTCATCTGCTTGATTGCACCTGCACGGGTAGGATATACATGTCCATGCGGTCCAAATTTATAACCCGGTTTCTTGCTGGGTCCCGGCATTGTTGTTTTCATTATTGGCATTTGATTGCTCCTTGTTTTTCTTTCCAAAGATTCTGTCCCAGTTTTCTGCAAATTGATCTTTGTTTTCTACATCACGCTGGACATAGACTAATTCGCTCCATTTAATTTCACTGGAAGTTGTACGAATATCTCTCATATTACATCTTTATTGGTTGAGTTTCTGGTTCGCCTATCTTGTCTTCAAAGGCCTGTTCTTCTGGACTTTCCATGCTAGCACCTATCATCCAGCATAGTTTTTCTATGGTTTGTAGATAATCAGCTAGAATATTTTGTAAGCCATAGCAGCGTTCTTTCTGGCACATATCAAATGCATCAGCTGCTGCCATTTTAATTGTTTCTAGGTCAGCATAAAGAATATTAACCATGTCTGATTCATCAGGAACCATCTTTTCATCTTTGACCTGACTTAGTTGTTGTATGCGAGGTAAACTAAAAGGCACAACTTCTTTGAGTGTACGGATACCTTCAGCAATGGTATCAATATTTTCTTGTAGTTCTGTGTAGACTTTTTCAAACAATTGATGCCACATAAAGAATTCGCAGTCTACTACATTGACATGGAAACCATGTGCTTTAGTATAGGCAGTAAAATTGTTGGCCCATACCACTTTCATTTGATCTGATAATTTACTCATTTTATTGTCCTTGTTGTGTTATACCTTGTTCTGCTTGTTGTACTTCATTAGGAGTACCAACAGGCACTGGAGTAGGTGTTTGATATTGCATTGGGTCAGTTAGATATTGTTCTAATTTTTCTTGTCCTAGAACAGTTTCCATAATCTCATAATCAAGCATACGCTGGAATTCTGGATCAGTGACAGTGCTACGAGCATTGATAAGAACATCACTGTCATTACGCTTGTCTTGTAAGTGGAAACTATCTGGATAATTGATTTCACCATCCCAAACCTTACCTTGATAAGCTGCAAAGAAATACCAAATATTATCTTCACATAGCTCTAGGTTATCTGCTTTGTCACTTAGGCGTGCATTTAGCATTTGGAATTCTGTTTCCATGGCCACACCACTTAGGGTATGTGTTGATAATGCACGAGCTGAACCTAGGTTAGCCATGCGGTCAATGGCTTCAACTCTATTCTTGATTGATTCATAGATAGCTGAAACATTTTGTCCACTAGGTTGTAATAGATATGGCTTCAAACCAGGATCAAGTGTGTCAGGTATTTGCACAATAGCACCGGCACCAGCAACTGCTTCTGTATCTGATGTCTTAACAAGGCTTGGGTGGCCACTGATGCGAATTGTCTGTTCTATTTCGCTGTATTCATTGTAGATAGCTCGCTGCACATCTGCAATGTCATCTATTTCACTAACACCAATACCACGCTTGGCGGATCTTTGACTGTAGCAAATAGTTACAGGAATATAACCTAGACCATTAACTTCTTCAATTTGACTGGTAATCATTTGATCTTCTTTGTTGACCACACTAGTAACAATGCGATCTTTGTGCCATTCTTTAACAGTAAAAATATGACTGCGATCACTGTCTTCCATGTATTTGAAATAGGTTAACTCATAATTGCCTGCTGGCATGCGTGTCCATTCCCAATCTAGAGCTGCCAATGGTGTTATCATACCAATGTAAGGTCTAGCACCAATGCTCATTTCATCTGCTAGAGTTGCTGCACCTGTATTTGGCTTGACTAAGATTACCCATACATGACCAAAGACACCTGAGTAAATTGACACATCCTTCATAAAGCTATCAAAGCTCTGACCTTCAAAGTTTGCATCATCTAGGAAGTCTTGCAGTACAGGATCTCCTTCAAGGCTGGCAAAGTCTCTGTTAGGTGGATTTCTAAACAAGAAAGCATTGTAAACTGAAAGCACACCTTTGGCATGGTTATCTAATGGAGTTGTCCACATACGAGTAATGTAGTCCATTTCGCTTTCATTGGCATAGCGTGTTAGATATTGCCCTTGGCGATAAATTTCACCACCCATAAATGAGTTTAGGAGGAATCTCCAACGAGCATTTAAATTTTGATATTGTTCGTGAGTACCTAACAAGGCTTCATATTGCTTGCTGGCCCCTACTCCTGTATTACTTGGCATGTATATTATTCCTTAAATTATAATTCATTGTAGGTGATGCACCCTGTACTTGATGTCCCCAGGTTTTAGGCTGCGGCATGTTACCAGTGTCTCGTTTGATAGGGAAAAGGTAATCAACCATGTAGCCCAAGGCGTCCATCATGTGATCATAACCACTTTCTTTGTCAGGTTGCACAGTGCCTTCCTTGTAGGTATGTCTCTCCAGACCTTCAATAGTGTATTTACACGATGGTAAAAGAAATAGGTGTTTAACACCGGTAGAATCACACAATCTAGAGTTGACTGCATTGATCCTATCTCTAACTGGAGTATGGCTGTGCGGCACCTTGACTACGAAGCCCGCATTTTGGAGGATGGTGACATCAGTAGCACCGCCTGCTGAGGTTTTTCGTTGGCGTGCTGCTGGGTCAGGGAATGCCCAGATTTTACTTTTGGGGTATCTCGCCTTGATTTCATCCACCGCTTCTTGGGTGTTAGCAGAAAACATTCTAATTTCGTCGATGACACAGAGAGTATCTCCTTTTCTTACAGCAATTACCACTGACATTGGGTCTATGTTAAAGTCCCAGCCAGTGTATAATATTGATAAATCTGTATCTGCAGGCTTGCCTTGTATGACATTTTCTTTGCGGTCAAAGGCGTAATAAATTCTACCTGCATAGGTTTCAAATGTTGCCATAAACTCCTGACGAAATGTTCTTTCATCAAGGTCTTGGCGTGCTGCATCTATTTCAGCCTGTGGTACATTGCCACCATCAATGGTTGTATAGGTAAAACTTGACCAACTGTCTGGACTTTCAAGAGGCATTTGATACAAATCATGAGCCCAGTTTGCCACACCCTTAGGTGTGCCAATAAAAAGAGCACCACCTTGTTTGTCTGCCAAGGTTGGACGCAGAACTTCGTACCATGCTTCTGGATCTATATCTGCGAACTCGTCCATAACCATAAAATCAAGGCCAACGCCACGAAGACTGTCTGCATTGTCAGCTCCTTTTAGACTTATTATTGAGCCATTCTTTAAGATAACTGTTAGTTCAGCTTCATTGATCTTGGCCACCCACTTCTGATCCTGCAGTTTGTGCTTGAGTTTACGCCACACAATCTGCTTGGCCTGGCGGTAAGTAGGTGCAATGTACCAAACTTCTTTGTCAGGCATGCGAGCGTGATAGCACAATTCGCGAATGGCAAGGTGTGTCTTACCCCATCGGCGACCAGCAATCACTACCTTAAAGCGGTGACTGTCTTTGACAACCTCATCCTGACACCAACTTAAGGGCATTAGGCTGAACGCTCTTCTATCTTGACTCTAAAACTTCTGCGATCTTGTAGGCCACTTGATGTGGTTATTGCTGCTGTTACAGTATAGATCTTACCTACTTGCCCACCGCTGAGTTCAACATAGGTAATATAACCGCTTTGAATACCGCTGTCTTCTTCTACAACAGGTGCAGGATCATTGGCACGAGCTTGAACTGAATAGCTGACCGCTGTGATTGTGTCACCTTCAGGTAGCCATTGGCTCCAATCCATTGAATAAATCAACTGTGCTAGGTTATCCTTAGGAATCCAAACGCCTGTGTTGTCTTTTTGGTATCCTGATCTTGTTAATGTTGTCATTTGTTAATCCTTAATGATATTTACGCGAGTCTCTGCTTGTATGAGTAATTCGCGAGTTTCTTCTGCAATGGTAATTGTTCTTGTTTCTGCAGAAATCTTTAACTGTAATGCCGGATCAATGTTAATAACACGACCAGCAACCAGCACAGTATCAAATGCTTCTAGGTGTACTTCAAATCTTACATAGACACCGCCTACTACAAATTCTGTAAATTCGCTTTGTAAATTAGCAGTGGCTAATCTTAAACGCTTGCCTGTGGCAGAAACTGTGGCAGTACTTGATAATGTTGCTTGACCAAATCTATTTCTCTTATTAACAGTAGTCTGTGTAAATGCTGAAAGCATTGTAGAACTAGTTTTAACATTCTTTTTAGCTACTATTGTTTCTGTAAATGCTGAAGTCAATGTAGCTTGGACAGCTTTTAATTTTGTAACATTGGCTGTTAGAGTCGCAGTAGATGTAACATTAGCTGCTAGACCTCTTAGTCGTTTATTAGTTGTAGAAACTGTAGCAGCACTGGTTAATGTGGCAGTGGCTTTGGTAAAGTTATAAGGTCTTGCTACCACTGTGACAGCACTGGTTAATGCAGCAGATCCAACAGCATCTTTTCTAGTAACAGCACTAACAGTAGCAGTTGATTGCAAGCTGACTAAAGTTCTACCAATCTTTGCCACAGCAGCCAATTCAGTGGCAAAGGCTGTTAATGCCGCAGTTGATTTCTGTATGCGTAATGCTGTGGCAGTTTCTGTAAATGCTGATGTTAATCCAGCAGTAGCTTTGGTAAAGTTATAAGGAGGTGCTGTTAAAGTAAATGCACTAGATACTGCACTGGCCATTCCTCTAGTGCGTTTGATAGTTGCAGATAGAGTAAATGCACTAGATGCAGCACTGGTAAATGTTTTATTAACTGAGCTTGCTGCAACATTAATTGAACTTATAGCTGTTGCTGTACAAGCCGAACTTCTAATTCTTGAGTTTGCCGCAGATAAACTTGCTGTGGTAGTTTGATAACTTTGAAGTTTTACATTTTTCTGAGCAACAATAATTTCTGTAAATGCCGAATTAATATTTGTAGGGTTTGGCGTCCTTAATCTATTTCCAGATGCAGTTATATTAGCTGTTGAAGATAATGCAGCATTATATAATTTTATTCGCTGGCCGCTGGCCGTTAAGGTAAATGCTGCTGGAATATCAGCACTTGCAATAGCACCAAGTACAAATGAGTAAGTTGTTCCAGTTGAAATAGCACTATTAATAGCAGAATATGTTTGAGTAAATGATCCATTATAAGGAACATAATATCCCGAAGCAGTTAATCCATAAGTATTAAGATTTGTTGCAGAAGCATCATCACCTGCAGTATAAAAGATTGCATCAGATACTGCGAATAAACTTGTTCCATCAATACTTGCAGATGTTCCTGATGGTTTAGTTGAAGAACTTGCTGATCCTGATGCCCAAGTTGTTGGCCAAGTTATTTGAAAACTATGATAGGTGTTTAAAGATATAGAATTAGTATAAGAATTTGGTAAAGAGAATGTTATACCACGAGTTATTATTCTATATCTATTTGTTGAAACTTTTTCTAATTGTCTTAAATTAACATTCAAATAACTACTACCAGACGAAATAGTTAAATCTGCATCTATTAATTCTGTTGCTGTGCTAAAATTTGATCGTGCAATTGATTGAAACCATCGAGCACCAGCAGATGCTGATGTAGGTCTAAAATCAAGACTAAAAGTAAAATCTCTAAATGTTCGTGGAGTTGGATTTGGATTTTCATTGGCGTTTATGCTTGATGTAAAATTTGATGATAAAATTCCAACACCACCTGCATATTTTCTTGTTAATGCTGCTGTTAATGTTGCTGTTGAAATTAAATTAACAGTTGCTAGATCTAAATCTAGTGCAAATGTAGTTTGAGTAAATGCCGAAGTTAATCCAGCAGATAATTGTTTAATTCTAACTGGTGTTGCTGTAACTGAAGCATTTGAAAATGCAGTTAATGTTTCTTCAGTGCTTTTTCTAGCTTGAGTTACTTGCGTAAATGCACTTGATAATGCAGCTAATGCTGGTTTAATACCAGCTGCTGGTGTAGCTGTAATTAAAGCAGTGCTGGTCAATGCTGCTTGTGCATCAGCAATCCAAGTCATGTCATCAGTATAATTTCCATCAAAGTGGAATAAAAATACTGTTGTTGAATCTTTACCTTGAGTTACAGGACCAGTATAGTTTCTTGAAACTCCTGTACCTTTGGCCATATAAAGTTCATCAATATAACCATAGAAACCATAACCATAACTATTGTTAGTGCGTGTTCCACCAATTCTTAAATTCTGTGATCTACCTGAAAGTTGAATTGCACTTGTATAGGTTGCACTAGTGGTTTGAATATTTGAATTATTTGCTGTTTTATATTTTAGGCTAATAACACCACTTGTTCTACTTACGCTGATCCAGTTCCATTCATTTCTATCAAGCACAACTGTACTTGGGGCTAAAGAAAATAATTGAGTACTTGTATTATCAGCAGTGATTGTAAAATATGGATAACCACTGTCAGTTACAAAAATACCCCACCTACTACTTGTACTTGCTCCAGTATTTTCTAATTGAACAATTGGCCATAATCTACCATTTGCTGGCCATGTTGAATAAGTTGGACGCACCCAAGTTTCAATAACAAAGTCTTCATTGGTAGCAATTTCATAATCTTCACTGGCATTTAATAAAATACCATCAATGTTAATAATATCTGTTATGTCAAGACTATTAGTTCCGTATTTGAAATAAGGTACAAATGCAGGATTACCATTAATTGCAAATATTTGTCTTGGACGCTTATTAGCAATATAAGCTGTGGTAGTTAAACTAAATGCAGATAATAGATTAGCACTAGTACCTTTTAATTTTATTATATTTGCCGATAAGGTAAATGCTGAAGATTGATTTGAATTAATATTTCTAGTTCTAACAGCACTAGCAGATAAACTAAATGCTGATGATAATGCCGCTGGAGTTGATCTTAATCTATTAGCAGCAATGGTCATTGAAGCATTGGTAAATGCAGTCATATCAACGCCACGGATATCGCTGATAACACCAGACAATGTGGCAGTTGAAGTTAATGCTGCAAGACCTTTTCTTGTCACAACGCCAACAGCACTAACTGCGGCATTTGATGACCATGCCGCTGTAGTTGATTGAATTCTTAATGCTGTTACAGAGACTGTGGCTGAACTAGATTGGTTTGAAGTTAATGCTCTAATTCTATTTGCATCTGCAGATACTGTAGCATTTGAGAAGGCTGTTAAGTCAGTACCATGGATGTTTATGATACTGCCAGCCAAAGTAAACGCTGAGGTCCAAGATCCTGATGCTGAAACAACAACTCCCCCTGGGATTCTTTCTGGATCGCAATAGAATGCAGCGGTTGATGATAGTGCCGCTGATGTTCTGCGTAGATAATCTTCTGTTGATGTCTGAGTAAATGCTGATGATTGGTTTGCAACAAATGATCTTATTCTTTCAATAGGTGTAGCCAAAGAAAAAGCCGCGTCCAATGCGGCTTGATCGTATCTAACCCTAAGATTGTCAGCAGCTACAGTAGCAGTCGAACTGGCAGCACTTGAATAATATCTCACACGCTCTGCGTTGGCAGTTATGGTATAGGCACTGGTGACTGCAATATTATTATCACGAAGACGCATGACCTGAATGGTCATAGTTGCCGAACTCAATGAATACAGGTCAGCACCTTCAATGTGACTAATTGTTGCACTTTGAGAGAAGGCTGAATTCAATGCTGCTACTGCCTGTGTTATCTTGGCAATTGACACAGATTCTGTAAACGCTGATGTCAGTGCTGCTGGTGTTGCTCTAAGTCTATTGGCTGTTATACTTGCTGTAAAGTTTGAACTAACAGCAGCTTCAGCATCAGCGGTATAGACAAAGTAACCAGTGTCAGGTGTAAAATATCCTGATTCGTAATAATATAAATCTTGTGTCATCGTTTGTCCTTAGGTTAGTACCAATCTAAAACTGGCTAAACCATTTTGTCCTTGGTCTGTTGCTGAAATAGTTGAAGTAGCAAATGAAATTGAAGAATCAATTGCTTCAAATGTTTGAACTTGAAATCCATTAACAAATACTAAATTTCTAGTTACTGATGTAGTTGAGCTCATTGCTGTTCTAGTCTGTGTACTATTATAGTTAAAACTAAATGCAAGGAATGGTCCAGTTGAACCAGTCATTGTTAAAGTCTGATTAGTTGGAGCTGAAGCAGTTGCTTGTTGATTTACGCTGGCAGTTGAAATTGAATAACTTCTACTTGGTCTATAAACAACAAGTCTTGAGGCTTGAGCAGCCGTTCCAGTCATACCAGTTATAGTTGAAGCACTTTCTGCAGCGGTTAATACTTTGTAATGCACCATAATTCTTAAACCAGCAGTTGTTGATTGCGAACTATTAACAATATTTGTCCATCCTGTTGGTGTCACTGCTGTTGGAATAGTGGTCGTAGTATTATCTGCTCCTACAAATAATATTCCAATATCTCCATCTTCAACAGTAGGCACAGTTAATGATGTGGTTGTAGTTGTTGTACTTGTTACATAATAAACAAAGTCATTAGTTACTGGATAACGCACAATAACTGCACCATCATTACCAACTGATCCACTACCGCTACCAGGTCCGCCGCCGCCATGAGTTGTATTTGTTCCACTATTACCATTACCACCGCTAGCGTACACAGTTGAAGTACCAGTTATTGAACTTGTTGGACCAGTTGCACCAACACCTGCTGTACCTGAAGAACCACTAGTTCCTGCACCTGCATTTGAGCCACCACCGCCAGCTTGTCCATAAGGTGATTGAGCAGTGTTAAATCCATTTCCACCTGCGTAGGTCCCAGTACCACCACTATTTGTACCACCACCATTGGCATTACCCGCACCTCCTCCGCCACCTGCTGCACCACCTGGTTGTCCAGAAGTATTTGCATTCTGTGAACGAGCAGTTCCACCACCGCCACCACCAACTGATGTTGTGCCAAATGCTGAAGAACTTCCACCCGTGCCTGCATAGTACGGACTAACTGTGGCACTACCAGCAGTACCACCTGTACCTACTGTAATTGTATAAGTCTGTGCGGTTACACTTTGATTTGTTAAAGTTTGAACCTGGCCACCGCCTCCACCGCCACCTTGACTTCCTGTTCCTGAGGCTGCACCGCCTCCACCGCCTGCACCAACAATTAATGCATCAACAGTACCTGATCCTGAGACTACAAAGTTACTAGACCCAGAAGTGGTAAAGGTATGGATTTTATAACTTGAACTACCAGTTTTATAATAACTGATAGTTCCGCCTGTGGCAGTAATGCCAGTGGCAGCTAGGGCAGCACTTATGGTATTGAGTCTAAATGCTCCAATTGGCATTATGCAAATCCTTTGGCCAGTGAGGCGTAATAAGTTGATCCATCATAGAACACAGTCATGATGTCTATGGCGTTGGCACCAGTTGACAATGTTTTACTAGCACCTGAGAACTTCATTGTTGAAGTTAGTGTAAGGCCGCCACCTGAACTGTTGGTAATAATTAAGGTCATCGATTGTCCAGCAACAGGATTGGCAAAGGCATTGAATGTAATGTTGCCAGTTAAGGTAATTTTCTGAACTGTACCATTGGCCACATCTGGAGTAATTGTTCCTGTGGTTGAACCGCTGGTATAGACAGTTTCTCTTAGATCCTTAATGGTCAATGCACCAGCAATATTAGCACCAAGGCAAGTTAAAAATCCAGCATCAGTTAGACTAAAAATAGTTTGGCTATAAGCACTGTTGATGACTTCTAATTGTCCAGTTGAAGTTGTGCGAAATGTCTTATTGGCATTGGTTGCACCTGAGGTTGTATTAGTTACTTTTAAGAAATCAATATAACCAACACCACCTTGACTATCTTTACCACTTATTTGTATGGCTGATCCGCTGGTTGCTGATGGATTATAGGTTACATTAACTGCACCGCTGGTTGTTGTAGTAGTTGCTGATACTGTGGTAAATGCCGCAGTTGAAGGTGCTGTAGCTCCAATGGCAGGAGGACTTGATAAATCCAATGATCCGCCAAGTGTTAGGTTACCTGAGCTTGTTACTGTGCCGCTGAGACTAATGCCGCTGACAGTGCCTGTACCGCCAACTGAAGTTACTGTGCCACTTTTAGTGCCAGTGACTGTGACAGCACCAGTTGATGAGTTTACGCTGATTGAAATATTTGTGCCTGCTGTAAATGTCAATGTGTCATTTAAATTCAGGGCTTTACTATTTGTTCCATCTGTGACGGTAATAGTCGCATCACGAAGATTTGTTAGGTTTGTATCGCCTTCTGTCCAAGTAAGGGCTGAGCCTTTTCCTGCACGGGTTATAATTGTTGGCTTAGCCATGTGACATGCTCCACTTTAAGTTAAGAAAAAAGGGTACGAGGAGTCCATGTCTCGTACCCTTGGCTTATTAGGCTAGGCTAATAGTTAGGTTGCCGCTGGTGATCTGGAATGTATCGCCAGTGTCAATGGTCTTAGAGGTTGTTACTGCACCCCAGAATAACACATTGCCTGCACCTGCTGTGCCACCGTCCATGACAGCCACATGAGTAATAGTACCCCAAGATGCTGTTGCTGCATCAAAGGTCACTGTTGCTGAAGTTGCTGCTGTGCCAGAACTAGCTGCTGCAAAGGTCACTGCCTTACGAGTATAGGCTGTACCTGATGTTGATGTTTCATCAGTTAAGGTACCTGCTTCTAGGTTAGCTGCGGTGTTAGTTGATGTGTTGTTGAATAAGGCTAGGTATAAGCCTGATGGTTGTGTGTAAGCTGTGTTGCGTAGAACATGGTCAAGAACTTTGTTCTCTAAATAATTACTTGCTGCGGTCATTTTAATCTCCTTAAGGTATTAATGATTGCGATTCGCACTTGTATTTAGTGCAAACCTAAAAAATCATTGAAAAAAGCTAAAAAAAGATTAAGGTCAGACTCTAGTTATTCTATAATTTGTACTGCCATAACCAAAGTATTCAATATCATAGATAAACAAACCTGTTTCTGCTGACTCAATATGGATACCTTGCCAACTACCCTGAACACCAAAGCCTACGCGGCCACTTCCTGATTTCTGAATCAATAATGTATATTTGGTTGCATAGTTTGTTGAACCGCTTGGTACTTGAATATAACCATCACCTGTGGCTGTCCAGGTTGTATAAGTTATTGCATAATCAAAGAAATCAACGCCTGTGACCCAATTTCCACTTCCAATTTGCGAATTAGTAACTGAACCATTTAGACCGCTAGGTCTGCGTGATCTTTTATTACCAACATCTTGCCAGTTTACACCACCATCAGAACTGCGATGTCCCCAATACTGTAGGATGTATTTGTCTGAATTATAAACTAGATAACCATCGGGTCTAGTTGTATCAGTATAACCTCCTGATGAATCTCTATTTGCTGTGGTCACTGATGGTACCGAAGCGGATCCAGTTACTGTGATTGTTTTTGCTGAATTATTACCAGAAAGTGAAATACCTGTGCCAGCAACCAATGTTATAGTTCCATTGAGATCGCTACTTACAGTTGTTCCGCCTGTGCCTGCTTGTAGGCTTATGGTAGCATTGTCTAGGTTTGTAAAATTAGTATCTAACTCATCAAAGGTTAGAGGAGTGCCCTTAGTGGCACGAAGAGTGATTGCTGGTTTAGTCATACTGTATTTATTGGTATGACTAAAAACCAGCTTATTTTAAAGGATGATTCTCCATATAGAGATTCTGAAGTACCTGAATGGCTTCAAGCACAGTCTTCATTGTTTCCTGTTGATGATTAAGACCCTTGGCAATCTCATGCTGATTGCGTTCAAGTTGTTGTATCCTTTGAGTCAAATTCTGCAGGTGGTCATAGGGATTGTAGTCTTGATTAATCATTTTCAACCTCAGCAATGTTTTCAAAGTTATTGTGAGTGTTGTAGGTCTGCATGAGAACTATTTCGTAGTCAGTGCCTTCAAACAGTCTATTCCAGCGATCAATAGGTGCCATGGCAAAGTCTTTGGGAATACCTGATTGCTTTCTGCGTCCATTGGCTTCATTGAGCATGTCATGCATGATATCGACCATTGATCGATTTTGGCCAGTTGTGGTCTTGAATCCTTTTAAGGGCAGTTCAACAAACTCACGCCAGTCTGCGTCAGCTTGTATGCAGTCAGCAATCTCACCTATGCAGTTTCGAATGTGTTTGACTAATTCCTGTCTTTGCTCCAGTGTCTGCTTGAGATAACTGGTAGCATAAGCGAAACCATCACGGGGTTCCATCTTTGAAATCTTTTGATATCTAATCAGTTTTGCCATATGTTCTCTTTGCCTTATAAATTTTCTTAGTACCTGTGGGTAATCTAAATTTTAAGTCTTCAGGGTCCCAGGTAAGTTCTGTATTTTTATTTGGATTTGATCTCTTGCGATTGGTCTTTAGATGTTCAGCACGACTAATTACTTCCAGATTGCCTTCTATCCAACCTAGATCAGGGTTCTGTTGAATCATGCAGTAACCATGCTTATCATTGGTGCGTTCACTCCATCGACCACTGGCTTCCCAAGGTGCCCACCATTGTTCAAAGGTCAAATCCCAATGCTCCTTGCGATACTTGGCCTGTGCTTTGGCACGCAGATACTTCATATAAGCACCTGTCTTGACTTCATCATAAGGAAATACCCATACACGAGGTCTTTGGCCTTTTGGTGCTCCCATTACTTTCCCTTGCTGGTTTGGATCACTGTAGTAGTTGATCCTTGCTTGGACACAAGAAATGTACCCTGTGGTGTGATCACAGTGCCAATGCCTGTTACAGAATTTACACTAGGTGTAACTGCTATGGGTCCGGCAGTGCCAGTTACCCAAGTTGTTGAACCACTTTGTGTAACCACTGATGTGCCTTTATTGGTAACAACAATTTCAGCTTGTGCTGTTGTTGCCAATGCTAGAATAATTAATAGTTTTTTCATTTTATTGGATACTCCAAATGGAAGATTTCAACACGATTGCCTTTTAATAATTCAAGAGTTTGAACATGCTGTGCCTGTTCTAGAGTTTTAAAATAACCTGGGCCGTATTCGCTGGTATTCATTGAGTACAGGCTAAAGGTACCAGTAGGTAATTGTTGTACAATTATCCAAGTATCAATGTGACTTTGGCGAGCTACGGGCTGCATATTAGGCCTTAATTAATTTCAAATAAACTTGTAAACTGTGTATGGCGACGGCGTTCATTGGGTTGAAACCATAAATCCATTTCACCGCGGTACTTAACTCCATTATAGAGAAGTTCGCCATTAACTGTTGAAAATGCACCATAAAGTTCGCCACGCTTTTTACTAACAACTGTGTAGTCCCATGAACGAATCTCTTCAATCATGTGCTCTGCTAGATAACCAAATGTACGGCATTGATGCCCCACAATCTCAAGTTGAATAGTTGGGCGTTGGCTTTGGATTAGTTGTTGTGCTCCGTCCAAGACAAACTTTTCATAACCCTCAACATCTACTTTGATAAAGCCCACATCACTAAAGTTGTAACTGTCTAGTGTTTCTATCTGCACAGAATATTTGTTCTTCTTTGTTGGGCGTGTGGATTTGACAATGTGATTGTGTCCACCATTCTTAGGATACTCAAGCATTTCCACAGTCTTAGTTGTTTCACCTAGGCCCACAGTGTACAAATTACAATTTTGAATCAGATTATCTTTTATGGTCAAAGACCAAAGCTGTTGTGCCAATGGTGTAGGTTCAAAGCATTCCACAACATCAAATACTTCTGCGTAATGCACAGCATTGCAGGCATTGTTTGATCCAATATCAATACAACGATGCCAGTTATCAATCAAGGTCTGAGCAAAGAGCCAATTGGTCTTTTGGTATTGTCCGGCAGTGAGCCTTTCCTTGTAGAGACTATCACCTGACTCTATCCAGTAGACCTTGCCATTTTTGCTGTGTATTTGTTCTAGTGCCATAGAGTTATTATATATGATGTATTTATGTAAAGCAATTAAAAAGGGCTGATTTATTGAAATATATCGCCAAACTCTAAAATTAACCAAATGTGTGTCTTAGAGCCTTTTTGGACGAAAAATGTTTGGTACGCTTCATCCCAGACTGAGTCTAGTCTAGAATGCAGAAAAGCCAATTGTAGTCCCAAATCAATTACATCAATGTAGTCCAGTCTGACCCAATCTTCTTTAATCATCTGACCAAGGCAATGGTTGATTACCTTCGTTGTTGGTTGGGATATCACTCATACCCAATAAGTTCTTGGCTAGGAAGATTTGTAGGGCAGCATTGCCACCTAGGGCATTCTTAATCATAGCACGCCTAAGGCTATGCTTAAGGTCTTCACGGCCTTTTGCCATAATATCCGAGAAGTTGTTGCGTAAGGTGTCCTCATTCATATCAAACCAACGGGCAATCTCGCGATCATTACAACCTATGACTGCTAGATTGTAGACATTATCTGGAACAACCACACGCTTGGTTCTGCCACGGCCTACTTCATAACCATAAACTTCTACAGCTACCAGCTTCTTGGGCTTGGGACCAGTCTTAGAGGGATCAACTACTGGTTCTTGATATGGCAGTAACTCATAGTCACTTTCTGGAAGATCTATGCTTTCTTCGTTGTTTTCTGGGTTCATAATAATATTTATGGGTTACGCTTAGAATCACGCTTTTTCTTTGCTCTTTTGCGTGATCTCTCAGCCCTTTCCTCAGCTGTTAGATGCGTAGGGTGTATGATGGGTTTGTAGTCCTTGACATAGTGCTCAAAGTTTCTAAGAATGTTGCTGAGTCTGCTAGGTGTAATTTTATTCCTAGCCATGTTGTTTTCCAATGCTCCTATATAGGCATTGCAACCTCTATGTAGAACACTGCGTATAAAACCGGTGCCATGATGATGATCTAGTACAACTTCATTAGCCAGTATAGGTTCCTTGCATAATGCACAAAGACCTAGTTGTTCTTTTAGCAGTTGTTCTCTTAGAGGTTTAATGTCTTTAGGTCGTAACTTCATTTTTAGCTATCCATTTAATCCAGCACTTGCATCTACGGCATATTAATTTAGCAGCATGTGGACCAAAGGGGCCTATAATAATCTGCTTGGGGTGTAAGAGGTGTTTGTTCATTTAGCAAAGCCCCTTTTCTGTGCCCAAGTTAATGGACGCACCTTTTTATCGTACTTTGGATTCTGCCAGTTGTCTTGGCATTTAACACCCATGGCTCTTTGTTTGGCAGTTAGGTATTCTGTGAATAAATCAAATTCATGAGCCCAATTCTGAAACTTAATAATGCCACTCCATCCTTTTTCTTCTGGATCCCACCAAACAATTACAAATGTATCAGGTTCAATTTGACTATTACCCGTATTGCCTGTATTCAAGTGCAATTTACCACAGTAAGGAAAACTACCTGTAAGCTGTTTAATTCTGTGTCGTTCTTCCTGGACCATATCAATAATATCTTGGCGATAGGGTTCCGGTATGTACTTTTTAAAATTACGAAAGTCTTTGGTCAAGCTAGCAATAAACTCTGGATTGGTTTTATCTATTAAGTTAAGGCGGATTTTAAATTTGTATCTTTGGCGTGCTGTTTCTCCATTGTCAAACAGCTGAAAGATGCAACCTCGCAACTGGTCTTGATCAAGAGGTGTAGGTGCTCCTCCTGCCACTGATAGCTGAGACTCCGTCTCTCTCTTCTGGCAAGAAGACAAATCGTTTGTCTTTAGAGCCTCGTCTGAGGCGACGCCAAGAGAAATAAGTGAAACTGAGTTATTGTCTCTTAGACAATAATTATTTTTATTATCTTTGTTATCTCTATTATCTATATTATAAGTATCTACACCTTTTTGTAGAATTTCAATGAATTGATCTTGCATTTTAGAATTCCTCTTTAAAAATGATGATTTTTGCAGTTCATCAACTGGTTGTTATTAAGCCTGTCATTAGTATTTATAATAACATAAAAAAAGAGGGGTGTAAATGAATTAGGCAAAGAAAAAGCCCACCTAGCGTAGTGGGCTTGTTCCTATCAGCATTGCACTGAATGTCCGTTTTTTAGGTTTGAATAGGTGACAGCCTTAACAGAACCAATATAAGAGAAAAATATGCCACGGACGGTGTAGGGCAGAAAGGGTTAATGGCAGTAAACCCTAGAACAGAATAATCAAGAGAATTTTTATCTGCCCTACACAATTATTTATCAGGGTCGTTGAGATTGTGGTATTTTTTCCAGGCCGTTTGTATGCTAACATTGTCTGTTAGATCAAACCGACCTGTGTTGGGATCCTTGTGAGCACCGCAGGAGCATTTCTCTCGCCAATGCGTCACTGGGTAATCTAGCTTACGACGACTAACCACTCTTGATTCAATGACTAGGTTGCAGTCTTCGCAGGCACGCAATTGGTTTTTGAATTTGACTATTCTTGGAGGAACTGTGCTATTAGGACCATCGGGGTCAAGTTCCAGCTCCTCTTCTTCATCTTCCCAATCAATGTCTTCGCTGCTGATGGCCTTGACTTTTGATCTTGTGGTGCTGACTTTGCCCTTGGGTCCTATTGTGGGTATTTCCCACTCTACTAATTCACTTAATCGTTTTAGAAATTCTTTTTGATCCATCTTGTACTTATGGATCCGAAAAAATCAATTAGGTCAAAGTGGTCCAAGAACTTAGAGCCACATACTTCCAATTAGTACCATCGTACATGGCCAGTTTTGGATTGGCACCTGTTAGATCATCAGCGGCCAATGCAACATCACCGATCACAGATCCTGATCTAGCTATCAATGTGGCTTTAGGTACGATCTGCAGTCTTAGAATATCTTCAATTTTGACCACACCGTCTACAGGTGCTAGGGTTAGATTACCTGTGGGTGTAAATGAGTTTGGAAATTGACTAGAATTAATCTGACCCGAACCATTTAGCACTGGCACACCTAGGGCTTGATCCTTGCTGGCAATTAATTGATTTAAAGTTTGAATAGCCTGCAATAAATCAGCACGAGCTAGACTTGGATCATCTGCTGAACTGTTTAAATTGGCTTCTGAAATTGAAACACCTGTGGGAAATGCCATGATATATCCTTTATCTTGTTGTTAAATTATTGCCATCCATGTATTGTTCTGGCAAGGCCCAAATAGCCACATCTACTACGCCATCTCTGGGTTGATTGTCTAGACCATACAGAGCAATCTGCGGCGTTGATGATTTACTTACTATTTGAGGAACTAATTGTGTACTGGTCTGAGTAGAACTCACATAAAGATCTAGCGTGTAAGCTGACGCTAATTTTTTAGGTGTTATGATCATGTCAATGACTCCACTGACTGCTCTAGGCAATGCTAGGGTTCTTGCTGCTGTAGTACCTGATAATGTACTGGTATCAATGTCTTTGAGTAATATGTTAACACGACTGTCATTGGCCTTGATTTCAACAGAATCCAAGGTGTTAATGCCCTGTGTTCTTGTGACTTTGATTAATACAAAGGCCATAATAGCTGTAAAGCTAGGAATATTTGTGTCGCCTTGATTTACGGTAGTTATGGTCTCTTCGCCAGTAAATGCACCAGTTGTGCTGGTATAAACATCATAGCTGACATTACCATTAGCAACTGTTGTTATCTTGAGGTTAAATGTAGTTAATTCAGGAAAAATAAGAGGATCAGATAACCACTGTAAAATTGTCACAGGTTTTTGTGTCCAAGTTTTCCAACTGGCCCATGTAGTTCCAGAAAGGTCAGCCCAAGTGCCTGTGTTGTTAGGAAAGACTTGATTTAGATTTTGATCTAAGTAGCCTGTGTTATTTGGTAAACTCATATTTTATCCTTAAACTACGCTTGGACCAGTACTAGGTGTCGGAGGTGTATATCCAGCTGTACGACTGCTATTGGCCAACAAATTAGCATTGGCAATTGAAGATCTAGACTCCGTTAGTCTACGCAGGTATCCCACTGTTGTGGTATTGTAGTCCGCAACTGTAACTGTAGTTGGCTTGTTAACAGCGATACCATTTACTCTAGATGATAAAGGAGTTGCTGTTATTGGAGGCAAACGCAGAGCTTTTGCACTGTAGTTACCATTGCTCTTAACCACGACTATAAATTCATCATAACTGCCTGAAGAAAAACTAGGTGCTAGAGGTTTGTTAGTTGTGTACAAACTATTAACTAAAGTTCTACCTGTATATCCAGGAACATTGTAATAAGGATCAAATTCAGCATATCCGATACTTGAACGCAGATTAACTGTGACAGTGCCAGTAGGTGCTGTTGTAGTTACAGTTACCTTTTCCCATTGACCCATACCATAATACAGGCTAGATGTAGTACCTGTACCTATGCTTGATACATTGGGTGCAATATAACTGCGTCTATAGATTTCAATTAAATTGTAATTTGTAATATGCTGATGACTAAAGACTAATTCATAATAAGTTTTAGTTTGATCAGTTCCTGTATTATCTTGTTGTACACGAGTCCATGACTGTACCATAATTGTTGGATCAGTCTGTGGAAACGCACTACTGATATTACTTAGAGCAACATTGGTATCTAATAATTGTAGATTAAATGTTGATAACCAATTACCTGTGCTAGGATAATCTGTACTAGAAGTTCTATTATGCACATAACCACGACCATACCATGCTTGTTTGGCTTCTGTTTTAGTGCCTGAATAATCAACAACTGGTACTAGAACATATTCACGAATTTCATCGTAATTAATTGCTAGGCTTAGATAACGACCAGTGGCATCACTAGGTACTGGTATAATATCAGTGCTGGTAAATGCAGGATTAGTACCTTCAATAACAGGTCTTGAATAAATTCTAACTCCGTACCAATTAGGTAAATTAGCAGCATTAGGTGGAGTAATTGCAAAGATAATTTTTGCAGGTAAACTAGTAGAGTTACTGATAGCAGTAACACCAATGGTCATATCTCTAGGATCTGCAACTGATCCAGGAGGTGCATTTGTTTCTGTGACAAACACAAAGTCAGTGACCTTTTCCTGAGGCAATGGAATCTTTTCGCTGAATGGATTAAAGTTATAAGTGCCAAATGCACTGTATTCTACATTGACATCAAGAATGCGATATTGCAAAGTACTTTCTGTACCATCATTGTATTTGAATCTAAAAATAAAATCATAATTGTCAGCAGTACCTGGTGTAGTAGGATAACTTGGAACACCTAGTCCAAATGGCAAGGTAAATGTCTGTGCTGTTCCTTCATTATAGGGTTGAGCAAATTGTACAGAAGATTCTTTCCAATAAGTTGCAGCTGAAGATTTGTAATAAATCTTCATACCGTCAACATAGCCATTTATAGGTTTATTAAGAATGTCCTGTGTGACAGTTACGCTTAGTGTTCTAGGATTAGTTGGTTGTCCACCTGATAAAATAGTAGCAGCAGTCATTTCTCTAACAATGGTATCGCGACTGTTGGGTAAAGGAGTTGTATTTGGTGTCCAACCTGATCCAATTGTTTCTGCGTAGTCAGTGGGATTCTCATTGGTATTGGCCACAACATTAAGACTAAATGTTCCTGCTAGAGTACTTTGTTGTTGTGTTGAGTATTTGACACGAGTTTTTAAACTGTAAGTGGCAGCAATCAATGGACCTATCTTGGCAGTGATCTTTTGACCAATTCCTGGTACATCATTTGATTCGTATAATTTCCAAACAGTCTCACTGGCAATGTTACGCTTGTAATAAAAGATTACACCTGAATACAAACTGCTGTCAGGTTGTGTAAATTCTAGCAAGGCATAGATCTGACCATTTTCAACAACATAACTGGCTTTGTCTAGTTTAATCACATGATTTAGAGTAGCAGTAGTTGTTGGTGCAGGTGCAGGACTGGTATTGGTTGTTGTGTTATTTGTAGTACCACCATTGCCACCTCCATCTGTTGTGGGATTGGTTGTAGTGGGATTGGTTGTGGTATTAGTTGATCCAGTTGCGGGTAATACAGCATTGGTTGGAGGAACTAGACCTACTGGAACTCCTGTAGGATTAGTTGGATAATAAATCTCAGCACCCTTAGGCACATAAGTTGGATTGATTTGATCAATTTCACCTACACGCACATGCGGATACAAGAAGTCTGGATTACGCACACAGCCTATGTCAAAGGTATAATCATTGTTTAATTTGATTGAAACAATACGCCATGGAATAGCACCTGCATTAGGATCTGTACCAAAGTTTAAGACATTGGCAGCAATATAGACATTGTCGCCAGGCTCTAATTTAAATGCTGAACTATCTGCTCTGAATGAGCATGATTCTTGATAACGACTTTTGTTAAAAATTAATTTAGCAAAGTCCTTGGCAATGGCGTAGTTGGTACAACCGGGGAATGTGATTTCAGCTTTGTTTTCTCTACCACCATCGCGTGTAACAAAGGTAATTCTTTCTGCTTCTGTTTCAGGATAAACAACCTGTTGCACTGACCATTTTTGATCAGGATCAACATAGCTGACCACAACCTGACTGTACTTGGCACTTCGCTCAATGCCTGTATAGGTTATGTCACCAACAATGTTGTCTTTGGTAAATGTTGCTGCAATTGATGCTGAGCCACTGAGAATATCTGTGTCATTGCCAGCATCTTCAATTCTTAATTTGTATTTGCCCTGCACATAAGGCAAGTAACCACGCATGTTGGTCAATAAAACTTTGACATTGTTAAAAATAGTCTGACCTGTGTCAACAACATAGTTAGTGGTCAATATAGGACCTGAAACACCTGCAATATATTCTACAGTCTGATTGCATTTGGCAGCAGCTTTGGTAAAACTATCCCAGTCAATTTCTGTATTGCTTAGACCTTTACCATAATTAGGATTGCGTAGATAATCCAGCACAATTTCTGCTGGATTAGTTGAATAACGCACAGGTGCATTTGCATAACTGTAACTGTCAGGATTGCTGATAGTTAAACTGGCAATACGCTTGCCTAATAGACCTACTTGAACTGCTGGAATACCGCCACCAAATGGGTTATTATCGCTGTCTGCTTGAGTAACAATCTGTTTCCATTCATAGCGAGCAAATAGAACTGCTAAGCCATTGAAATGATTGGTAGTTTTCCAACTTGGTGCTTCTTTAAGAATACTGTTGGCAGCAATAGTTGTATCAGCAGGATTGCTAAACAGAACACCTGGATACCATTGCATTCTAACACGACCATTGTATTTGCCTTCTGTAATATTAACAATCTTACCTGCATTTAGATCAGCAACAATGGTATTTGGCAATTGATTATCATCAATAAAAACTTCTCTTAGACCTTCTACAAGACCTTCAGCAAATACATAAGCTACCCATAGGTATTGATTGTTTGTTGAACCTGTTTCAACATAGACAACTGCACCCGCTAATTTTCTATAGCCATAAACTACAGGAATATCTACATTACTGCCTTGTTGTTGAACTAGAATACCTTGTTGCCGCGAGCTTTCCGAGGTATCTGAGGGCATATCCGGAACACCAAACAAGCCCATAAAAGGACTGGCAACGAAATTGATAACTGCGGATACTACTGATCCAATGGCCTTGACAACACCTGTGACAACACCAACAACAGCCTTGACAACACTTTTAACTGCTTTGACTACGAAACTCATTCAGGTAACTCCTTAACCATTAATAATGCTTCTTTGAAGCCAAAGTGTTCATAGAGCTTTTTTAATCTCGCAGGATCAATGCCTATATCACCAGCAGTTAATTTTGTGCATTTATTGGCCTTAGCCCAAGCAGTAAATGCATCTAATAAACTTCTAAAATTATCAAGATTTCTATGACTTTCTAACAAGAATACCATGTCAATATGTCCATGAAATATATCTTTATTCCAAGGACATTGTGTAACACAACCTGCAATTAGGCCTATGGGTCTTTGACCTTCATAGGCATTCATCCATACATATTCATTATGAGTTGCGTACAATCGAATAAATTCAAGCACACTATTCTCATCATATTCTTCACTGATTGAAGGAATACTTTCAACAGCTTGATCTACATAATAATTGAAGAGATTGATTGTGGCATCCATCTCTTGGGGCAATATTTTTCTTACAATCACAGTCTACCCCATTTAAATTCTGTTGTGCCTACAAAGCCTGCCTTTTCAAAGCAGGTATCCGCAGTTGTTCCTTGAAATAGCCAGTTAGAACCATTGTTTGTTTTGCGGCCACTTGTGCGTTCAAAGTCAGCAAATAAAGTTGCACAATCAACATTAATGCTGCTGCTGTTACGACTTTCAGTTATGCTGATATTGTATATTTGACCATCAAATATTGTTATTGGAGCGTCTATGACGGCCAGTGTTCCAGCGTCTATGTTAAGGAATGCTTTTCTAATAATGACTCTGCGACCTTCAAAGTCTGTGTCAACAAATTTGCTGACATAGTTGTTACCTACTGCACTTAGATAAATTGAAAATCGACCGACTTTGACATCAAAGTCTTCTGCCACTGAACTAAATCCAATAAAATCACCTTGTGCAGTATAGGTGATGCTGTTATAGGTAACATCAAAGCCACCTGTGCAAAGATATAGTGTTGCAGCATTATAGCTTGTATCAAGCAAATATAATTCTACAAGATCAACTGCAACGAATCTATCGCTGTTGAATTGATTACTGATTGCTGTTGAATAACTTTTCATTACCAAACTTCTCGCATGTCTAAGGTTATCACTGAAATACCACCAGCACCAACTGTGTATTCTTGAATTTCATTTTCAAAGATCACAGTGAATGGAACTGCTGTAATAGTTAGCTGAGTTGAACTAGGCACTGAGGAAACAAGGCCTCCACTAAAGTACAGAGTAGCTACTCCACTGGAATTACTGGTACAGTCAGTGGTACACATATAGACCTTGCTGTGGTTGGCAAATTTAAAAAAGTCACCAGCTGCTAGAACCATTTTGGTATTGCCACAATTGCCTAATAGAATACTAGTTGCACCTATGGCAGTGGTATTGGTCACTGTAGGTGTTGTTGAAGGTGCATTAGTTGATTTAGAATAACTAATCTCTGGCAAGGTAATTTGAAAACTGTTTAATGAACCAAACTGTTGTGCAACAAATCCACTGACAGCTCCAAAGTCTCTAGCAGTTTGATTGGTCATTTTAGCTGAAAAGGTATAGAAGCTATGCCCCATGCCTACCCTTCGTCGCTTGCCACTTAATGTTTCGCTAGAAATGGTTGGTGTATTAATTTTAAAATTAACTGTTTCAAATGCTGTTGATGGAAATGTTCCTGACATTATAGTACCCTTTGTCCTTTTTCAACCATTGCATCAGAAATCATCTGCGTAATCATTCCTCTGCGTTGTATTAGTAAATCATCAAAGCCCTGTGCATCATTGGCTTGAATATTGAAATTAATAGTTGTTGCACCACCACCTAGGTCTTGATTGCGTGTTATTCTTCCAGCTGTATTAGGTGTAAACAGTTCTGGACCATTCTCACCAACAATGTATGGACTATTGCCCATAACTGGTCCACCAAGAGCACGACCTGAATAATTCTGACTGCGAATAGCAGCTACCTGTGCCATACCTGTGGCCACCGCAGCGGCAGCAGCAATTAGACCAAATGGCCATGGATATGTGGCCAATGCCTTGGTAGCACCCATGTAGGTGTTCATAATAGCGTTGGCAATATTAAATGCCTTGGCAGCTTCAAATGCTTTCTTGTTCTGTGCACCTAGTGCAGAGAATATTTGTATGCCTTGTTCAAGAACAAATTGTGATTTCTGTAGTTCTGTTTGTTTTTCGAAATTAGCACGATCAACAGCAATTTGTTTAATTTGTTCATTGTTAAACATTTCATTGCCAAAGATATCTTTTTGCATACGCAGAGTAGCAGCATAAGTTTCAGCAGCTCGCTGAACTTTCATATCTTCGTATTTGCTAAATTCTTGGAATCTCTGAGAATCTAATTCATCAAGTGCATAATTTGCATCTAATTTTAGTTGAGTAATTGCATCTGTGATTTGTTTTTCGTAGGCAAATTCTTTATCAAGGCCAGCAAGTTTTAATTGAAGCTGAATAATTTCAAGATCATTTATTTTTTTACTGTATTCTGATCTAATGGCAAGTTCTTTACTACCTTGACCAATAACACCTTGAATAGCACGATCAAGATTACCTTTATTAAGTGTTTCACCATAACCTTGACCACCTGTCTTATCTTGACTACGATAAAGTTTAAGTGCATCAATTTCAGGTTGTACACCAAGATTTTTTAATTGATCAATATTTCTTTGACGCAGTGCATCAATTTCTTTATTGGCCTGAGCAATTTGTAATGTTGCACGATATTGTTTTTCTAATTCGCCTGTAAATGCTGAACCTAATTCATTGCGTTTAGCTAAAACACTGGCTTCTATCTCACGCTGTTTAACATCAGCAATAGTTAATAGATTTATTTCTTGTTCTAAATTCTTAACTGCATCACGAATATTTCTAGATGCTTCATCTGCAACATTTTGTTTAATTGCTGCTTCTAGTTCACCTTTACGAGCTGCAAAGGCAGCTTCGCCGTATTGTTTTCTTGCAGATTCTAATTCTGTGGCAATCTTTCTTTGTGCAACATCTTCTATGTTTAACACAACACGCATCTTGGCATCATCAGTTAATGCCTTATCAATAGCAACCATTTGCTTATTGAATTCAATCATTTGTAAAAGATTGCGGATTTGTTTTTCTTGAGCCGCAGTCATTTGACCTTCAAGTTGTTTCTTATAGGTCAAGATTTGATTTTCTATTTGGTACTGATCAGCAGCTACCTTACTTAGACCAACTTGTGCATTTAGGTCTTTTAATATTTCTTTGTACTTGTCGCCAACGCCTTGTAATTGACCAGCAGTATTACCAACACCTTTTTGTGCTTCAACACCTGCTTGTTTTAAATCAACAGTAGTCTTAGTTACTGACTTGTCTACTTTATCAAATAATAATTCTGCACCTGCATAGGCAGCAGCAGCACCAGCAAGAGCTGTAATAGCTGATACACCACCTGTGGCCAATGCTTCTGTAACAGCAGCAGCAATACCAACTGCACGAACAGCTTTGACAACTTCATATAATTCAAGTGCAATAGCACCTATGCGAGCTCCTACCCAGAAGCCAACAAAGGATGCAATTAATGGAAGTACTACATCAATATTTTTAGCCAGCCATGACATGGCATCGCCAAGAATTGTAGTAAAGCCTGTGGCTTTGTCTAAACCAATAACAAAGTCACTGAAACTATTTTGTATTCTTTGTAGGTTTTGACCTAGAGTTGGCAATGCTTTGCCACTCATGTTGTCAAGTTCGCCCATTGATCTAATTAAGGCATCAGTAAAGTCCTTGGCACCTATTAGACCTTTCTCTTTTAACTTCATCAATTCAGCAGTGGTCACGCCCATGTTCTTGGCCACAAGATCCATAACTGGACCGCCAAGATTTTCCATGATTGTGGTAAACTCATCACCATTGACCTTGCCTTTGGCAAGTATCTGGCTGAATTGATACATTACTGAACGACTACCTTCAGCAGAAGCACCACTGGCCTTTAAGGCTGTGGCCATTGCATTGGTTACTGTGGCTACCTGAGCAGTATTATAACCTAATTTTTCTGCATTACGACTGACAGCAGCGTATAAATCACCAGTGGCCTGTAGACTTTGACCAGTTTTATCAGCAATGGCTTTGACATAGGCCATGCTTTGATTAAATTCTTCTGTGCTCTTACTGGCAATTAATAATTTGTTCTGCATGTTCTGCAGATCATCAACTAACTTGAATAAGCTAGCACCGACTACAGCAGCACCAATACCACCAATTGCCCTTTTAAGGCTTTCAACGGCACGCTCTGCTTGGCTTGTATCTGCTGTAAATTTAATTTCGGCCACTATCTGCTCCTAGCTTGTTGCATCTGCTTCTTGTGTTCTTCAGCTTCCATTTTATAAAAAGCTGCCCAACCAAGAAATTCATCTGTTGTCATTTCTAAAACTTGCTCTACTAGCAGACCCAAATCCTTTGCTAGCCTATAGGCGAACATAAGATCTGGATCTGCTTTTAGTTTTTTTCTGCGTCTTCAATACTGTCGTTATTACTACCAAATTCGCCAACAACACGGATGATTACTTCTGGATCAACTTCATTCATAAACACTGCTTTGTCAGCAATGCTAAACATCTTTGAACCATCTTCATTGCGTGCCTTAACGATTAATGTTTCTACTAAGGCTTCAACACTTTTACCAGCAGCGGCTAATTCAACAATCTTGCCTTGTTCACGCAAGGTAATGCTGTTCTTAAAGTAGATTTTAGTCTTCCACTCTGGTACTTCAATGGATTTCATTTCACCGCCAATGCGATTACGAAAATGTGCTGTTGCGTTTTCTAATACTTTACTCATTTATATTTTCCTTTTATTTGGGTTAGAGTTGGTCCTATGATTCCCTTCGGTGCCTTGCGGCTCGCTCCGGCCTCTAGTCTTTCAATATAAGGAACCTTGTTTGATACATTAAATGTACGGGCAGAAACTGCTTCCTGCCATTTTGATCTTGCATTACCACTACGCACTGGCGTGTTTGCCTTGGCTGTTTTATAAACATCATCTGCTACTTGCTTGACTAGTTTTGCCAGTTCAGCTTGCAGATTCATGCCATCAGCATCAACACCAGTGACAGTGAATTTAAGCATTATGGATATACTACATTACTTGTAGAATAAGTGATTGCATCACTACCTTGGAAGCTGATACTGGCTTCAACCATACCATCAAATGATGATTTGATTGAATAACCTGTGACAATTACTGTACCAGTAAATGTTTTGTCAGCATTTGTACCTGTTCCATCGTAGTCAATGTAAAACTTACCAGTAACACCTGAAGCACCAACTAGGCTACTGCCATCTGTTGGATTCCAAGTTGTATTTTCACCTGAAGTATCCCAATCACTGCTATCCCAATAGATATCTGCTGAACCACTAAAGCTGCTTAGGCCTTTGACATAAGTTCTTACATCAACACCCATAGTTGTAGTTTCAATAGTATCAGCTGTAATGTCTATTGACCAGTTTTTAACTGCGGCCACGGCTTTTCCATTTACGGAAACAGCACCGTTATTACCTGTTATTGTTGCCATAATCTAATCTCCTTAGGCTGTGTAAGTAATTGCACCAGTTCCTTGGAAACTGATACTACCTTCAACCATGCCGTCCATTGAGCTCTTAACAGAGAAACCAGTAACAATAACATTACCGCCCCATTTCTTGCCGCTTGGTGAACCTACTTGATCTAGATATGCTTCAAATGCAGCTGATGTATCACCTACTGCACCGCCAGTGCTGATTAGTTTAGCAATAGCACTTGCACCACCGGTTAGGTTAGCTGTGTCAACATAGACATCAGCAGAGCCTGACCAAGAAGCTAGACCTTTTAAGTATGTGCGAACATCTACGCCCATAGTTGTTGTTTCAATTGTATCACTAGTGATATCAATAGTGTAGTTCTTAACTGCAAGAACTTCTACTGCACCAATGGTGATTTTACCATTATTACCTGTTATTGTTGCCATCATTCGTCTCCTATATTATCGTTGGCTTCTTCTAAGATTTTTGCGGTGTTCTTAGTTTTCACCGTTGGCTTGAGGCGAATGATTTCGTCTTGGGCCTGTTCTACAACTGGAATCCATCCTGCTGCGGAATACTTTGCTATTTGATTGTCATCAAGATCTTTGACGACACCATCTTTGGTATATTTCATTTAGATTTCCTTTGTCTAGTTCTGCGGGGTTTGTTTTCTGTTACCACTGGCCCAGGCTCAACAACAGCAATTTCTTGCTGCTGCTGAGACTTACCAAGTCCAATCCGCTCCCAGATCTTTTTAATTAATGAAATCATAATTGACCTCTCAAATAATTGTATCTTACATGAAATTCTATTTTTATTTCTGCAAGTGGAGGAAGTCTGTTAATGACTTCTACTCTGACAAATTGACTATCAATGACACCTGAACTTTGTAGGCCTAGATATCGATCTAGATCTAATTGTTCTTCGATGCCAGTTATTAATTCTGTTCGCTTTGAATCTAATTCTGTGCCACGCACATAACCTCTAATGCCATAGATGATTGTGCCCATTCTGCGTCCTTGTCCAGGAGCACCCATGGTAATTGTTTCGCGTTCTTCTGAATCCATCTGTACTAGCACAGCAGGAAATTCTGTGATAGCAATGCGATCAGGTTCAAATGGCTCTCTGGTGGCTAGAGCAA